GTATCCCAGCGAGCCGTACAGAATTCAGCACCCGGGGGAGGTCATCCATAGTACTCCGCGCGGGTTCTTCCTCTGTTTGCTTTGCCTGCCTTCTCGGGATGCTCCTTGTTGTGGCAGTCAGCGCAAAGGCTCACCAGGTTACTGGGATCCAGTGCCAGTTCCGGGTACTCATCCAGATGCTTTATATGATGCACGACTGTCGCCTGCCGCATCCGTCCGTACCGCTTGCATCTCTGGCACAGATATTTATCTCGCCGCAGGATCCTCGGCTGCATATGCGCCCAAGCCCTGCTATGGTAGAAGTCTGTCATGGCATAAAGTAGGCAGCGCCTGAGAGGTAGCGCTGCCTTGACCGGAGGATAAGAAAAAGCGGATGCAGACCGCACCCGCTTCTTCCTCTCATCTATGTCCAGCTTATATTATATTTAAGATCGTTGTCCCGTGATTACGGTTCTTTATATCCTTTTCGACATCTCGTAGTACAGCTTCCTCCTACGGTCGTAGTACATATCCTTCCCGCACGGGATCCCCATGACCTGCAGCTGGTAGTACGTCATCCCGTAACAAACGCCAAGGATCAGCCAGTCATACAGGTCGCTGTCAACAGACCGGATTACATCCTCCAGCTCCTTCTTCTTGCTCGCGATCTCTGCGCGTCTGATCGCCAGCTCCTCCGTGGGATTGAAGTCTCCCGAAGTCTGCACGCGCTCCTTATCGTAGACGATGGCCCGCGATGTATCCGGCGCCGTGTTCAGCTCTGCCACCCATAAGGGATACCGCTTGCAGTAATGCAGGACCGTGAGGAATTCTTCCTTCGGGATGAAGTATTTGTTTCCGGTCGACAGGACCCTGTGCTGACTCATGATGCACCTCGTCTTTCATGATCAAGCTCACAGAGGAAAGCCAGGTTGCAGGCAGCGTGCTGGAGGTGCAGCAGGCCGCTCTCCTCATCGATCGAGTCCGGATTCTTGATATACTCCAGCAGATGCCTCAGCAATGCGTCCCTGTACCGGATAGCCTCCACCTGCCTCCAGTTCTCCGGCCCGCCCTCCGGGTATTTGGCGTTGCCGTACATCCGGACCTCTGCAATATCTTTGATGATCTGTGTAGGCACCAGGGAGAGCTGGAGCTTCCCGGCATCCGCTTTAGCCGTCTGGTCGTTCATACCGTCTCACCTCCTATCAGCCGCATGAAGCCTTCCTCTGTCAGCCGGTCCTTGGCATCGTCCACGGTCATGATGATCGCATCATCGAACTCGCTCTCGCCTTCCCGCAGGCCGTCCCGGAAGCCCTCCGCGTATATCTCCTTCAGATAGTTGAACATCTCTACTGCGGACAGCTTCCGGAGCTTCCGCAGCATATCTCTTGAAACTCTTCCCTCATTCATTTATACGTCCACCCCATCAGCTCACCCAGCCACAGGTTGAAGGCGACAAAGGCATCGATGCCGCCGATCAGGAGCAGCGTGGCGAGTATGAACATTAGCAAGATAAACATGAAGTCTTTCACTCTTTCTCCTCTAACAGAACTCCTCGTCCGAAAACCGATACCCATTCACGTTCTTTGAATACGTAAAGTTGTCCTCGTTGCTCAGGCAATGCTCGTCACTTTGTTTTGATTCGACTAACTCAATGAATTCATCGTATTCAATAACCTCGTCATACTCATTGATGATGACATAGGTGTTATTCTTGACAGTATTCTCGTACAACCATTCCTTCACCTGATCGAAGGTGTTCCATACTACAGGTGGATCGTTCCACTTATCGTTCTGCGTATGAAACAGGAACAGCCAGCCAATGCTGCTTTTGCCAATGTGGATTGGCTCTGCTGTGGTAGGTCTGTTCTTGACTGCATAGTAATTAGTTCCCATTCTCTTCTCCTCCTTTATAGGCTTCCGGCAGAGGCATCCATGCGGTGACACCTTCCCATACAAAAGCTTCAATACCGTAGTAAAAAATCAGTCCGGCGAGTATTAAAAATATGATCATGATCACGAAGTCCTTCACTTTTCGTCATCTCCGAAATGGTACGGACACTTGTACTCGAATGGTTTCCACGGCGTGACATCCATGCGAAACCCGTCTTTGTTGATCTCAATAGTTACTTCTACGTTCTCGTCATGTACCTTCTTGATAATCAGGTTCATAAGACCTTCATCAATCATCTTCTGTCCACTCATCCTCTTCTCCTCTCATGTCTGCATTTGCCCACTCTTCCATCGATTTGCACCAATTTTTCTATGTTCGCCGTTCCCGGTTCCATAATTGCAAACGGTTCTACTTCTTCTGTCAGCGCATCAATCGCCTGCTGCCTGTCAATCAGATCGCTCATGTTCCCCTCCTTTCCTTCAGCGCGGCCAGGAGTGCCGCCTGGCTCGTGTCCTTTGCCTGCAGCGCCCTCATGACCTGCTCGTCGACGGTTCCCTCCGTGATCAGGTGGTGCACGATCACGGGCTTTTCCTGTCCCTGCCGGTGCAATCTTGCGTTCGCCTGCTGGTATAACTCGAGTGACCAGGTGAGCCCGTACCAGACGATCACGTGCCCGCCCTCCTGCAGGTTCAGGCCGTATCCGACCGACGCGGGATGCGCCAGCAGGACCCGGATCTCCCCGCGGTTCCAGGCCGCGATGTCTTCCGGGCCTTCCAGCGTCCTCGCGTCCGGGATCCTCTTCCGGATCGTGTCCAGGTCATGCCGGAAGCTGTAGAAGACCAGGACCGGCTCACCGGTCGTGTCGACGATCTCCTCCAGCGCCTCGGCCTTCCTCTCGTGGATCCTGACCGGTGCGCCGGATTCCATGTAGACGGATCCGTTCGCGATCTGCAGGAGCTTGCTCATCACGGAGGCAGCGTTCAGCGCCACCACCGTCTCGTCCTCTCCCAGCTGCAGCAGCTGGTCTTCTTCCATCTCGTCGTACTTCTTGCGCTCCAGACTGCTCATCCGGACCGGGATCACATTGTCGATTCTCTCGGGCAGCTGCAGGTAATCCGCCGCACTCATGCTCACGCAGATGTCGCTGATCTTCTCCTGGATCCTCTCCTGCGCTCCCTTCCTCGGCTCCCATTTATAGACCATGTAGCCGTTCCGCATGCCCGGCCGGAAGTATTCGTCCCTGTACCATCCGATGGTCCGGCCTAGCCGCTCGCCCTGGTCCAGAAGGTAGACCTCCGCCCACAGGTCCATCAGACCGTTCGGGCTTGGCGTTCCGGTCAGGCCGACGACGCGCCGTGCACAAGGGACTGCCTTCCGCAGCGCCCGAAAGCGTTTGGCCTGCGGGTTCTTGAAGCTGGAGAGCTCGTCGATCACGATCATGTCAAAAGGCCAGCCCTTTTTCCGCTTCTGCAGGAGCTCCACCAGCCAGACCACGTTGTCCCGGCCGATCACGTAGAGGTCCGCGTCCCGGTCAAGCGCGTCTGTCCTGTCCTTAACAGATCCAAGGACCGGGCTGATTCGCAGCTCCCGCAGGTGATCCCATTTTGCCGCTTCCCTCGTCCACGTATCCTCCGCGACCCGCTTCGGTGCAATGACCAGGACCTTGTGAACCTCGAACCGGTCATAGATCAGCTCATCGATCGCGGTCATGGTGATCACCGTCTTCCCGAGTCCCATGTCCAGAAACAGCCCGACGCTGGTCTGGTCGAGGATCCTCCTGATCGCCCTTTTCTGGTAGTCGTGTGCTACAAACCTCATCCGTCGTTTCCCTCGTAGACATCCTGCAGCCGCACACCCTTCCGGAGGTCGTAGTAAAAGTCCTCTGCCGCCTCCTGCCCATATACCACGCAGGCCTCCTGCCCAAGGCTCCGCAGCTGGTCGAGCTCATGCTGCTGGATCCTCGAGAGCTCGCCGGTCTCTGTCTTCAGTTCGACAAATACGACCCTGCCGCGCGGCATCAGGATGATCCGGTCCGGCACCCCAGCCCTGCCTGGGCTTGTAAACTTCCAACACTGTCCTCCGGCCGCCTGAATCGCATGCCGAAGCCATGCCTCAACATCTTTTTCTCTTTCCATAGACTTGTCACTCCAAAAATCCCGTATTTATGCGGGTTTGAGGCCTGTCTGTGACAAGTGTGACAAGATGACACGATTTTTCTATACGCGTGTGCTAGAAAAACACGCGGGTATATATGCGTATGTTTTTCTATAAAGAAAATCTATAGAAATCTTGTCACACTTGTCACTTGTCACACTTAGGCCCTTTTGTATACTCTCTGGAGACCGTAGTCCCCTATCCGTTTTCTGCTATTCGTTTTTGACCATCCGGGTATCTTCGCCATAATCTTCGCGATCGCGTAGGAGTCTTTTGCCTCCAGCCGGCTGCCGGATCCATGCAATGCCTCGACCCAGATCTCCATGTTCGAGACCTCCGTCCTCGGGACCACACCTTCCTCATCGCTATCCAGGAAGAGCATCCGCTGGTCGATGTTCATCTCCGCCCAGCCTTCCGGCAGAAGCCTCTCGAGGTATTCTTCCACCAGGCCCTGGCGGTCATCCTGCTCCATCGCGTCACGCTGCGCTTCTGCCGCCAGCGCCTCCGCATCCGCAGACAGGATCAGCTCCTCACCGAGCTCGTAGTTGATCTTTGCCTCTGCCCATATCTGGTCGACCTCTGCAGTCGTCAGGTCCCGGGCTTTCACCCGGTCGCCCTTCCGGATCTTCACCGGCCAGAACCGCCGGTTCCCAGTAACGTCCCGGAGGAATCCTTCCTCCGCGTTCGTGGATCCGACCACGATGCACTGCCTGGGCCGCTGTTCTTTGTAGTGCCCGAAGGCGGCCCTGTAGTCGTCGCTGGTCCTTGAGACAAAGCTCTTTACTGCCTCGATGTCGGCCTTCTTCATGCCGGTCATCTCGCCGATCTCGACGACCCAGGCGCCCTGCAGCTGCTCGCCGCTGTCCTTGATCTTGTTCATCATGTCCATCTTCAGCGAATCGGAGAACCATTCCGGCCTTCGCGCAATCCGCTCGAAGAACGTGCTCTTGCCGGCGCCCTGCGGTCCTACCAGAACAACCATATAGTCGAATTTAATGCCCGGCTCGTATATCCTCGCGACCGCAGCCGTGAGCGCCTTCCGGATCACCTCCCGCGTGTACGTGTTATCGTCCGCGCCAAGGTACCGGACCAGGAGCGTATCGAGTCGCTCCTTCCCGTCCCATTCCGGCAGCGAGTCCAGGTACTCCCGCACCGGGTGATAGCGCCGGCTGTCCGCGACCGCCTGCAGGGCTGTCCGGAGCCGCATCAGCGGCAGCTCTACACCGTGCGCCCGGACGATGTACATCAGTAGCTGCGCGTCGTCCGCGTCCCTCCACGCGCCCCTCGGCCGGCTCCAGGGCGTGCCCACCGCATCGATCAGGCCGCTCATCTCGTTGAACCGGATGCCCTGCAGCTTCTCGTCGTTCTCGATGATCAGCGTGGCGTTCGCGACGGTCGGTGCGATGCCCATCGAGGCTGTCATCTGCAGCCGGAGCCGCCAGTCACCGTCCTCAATCGGTGCCGAGAAGTCGTCCTTCGCTTCCGCGTCCCGCTCCTGGTACATCTGGCGCAGGCATTGTTCGTCTTCTCGGATAAGGTCACGCATGGCCTTCCAGCTGGGCGCGTTCGCGCCTCTCTTTTCGCTCCCCTCATCCAGCTCCCGGAACTTATAGAGCCGCACCAGGTCAAAAGCGTTGAGGAGCTGCCCGCCGAGCGGATCCGTGCCATGGTTTGAGTAAAAGAACCTGCCGTCCTCGTAGATCACCACACCGGCGGCAGTCGAGCCGGCCGCGTAGGTGTACCGGTCCTCCCTGGTGGTTGGCACGTATACCCCCGGGAGGTATTTTTCCATTGCCTGCTGGACCGTGTACGTCCTGCAGAAAAGCCCAACGATGCCCTTCTTCTCGGTCGGGTCTCCCTGCTTGTCGGCCATCTTCTTCCGGATTCCGCTCATCCTGGATGACTCGGGCCACTCTGCCACGTCCGTCCAGTCCCGGTACTCCTGCAGGATGTCGTCTGCCTTCAGGAACGGCGCATCATTGCTGTCGAAGAACGGCTCCACGTCCGCGCTGTGACTCGGCCAGTACATCAGCCTGGTCGACTGGTAGCTGGAATCGTCGAAGTAGTCGATGCCGACCTTTTCCGCGACCTTGCGCGCGATCGCCTCGTACTCGTCCGCACTGACCTCCCGGTCGACCGGGATGATCAGACGAAGCCGCGGCTTGTCCGGTGTGTGCTTGTGGGTCGAGTAGATAGCCCACGCGCACTCGAGGCAGAAGCTGTCCCGGATCTCGCCGGCAAGGTCCGCCGGTGCGAAGTCTGCATCCAGCGTGACGATCTGACGCGCCGCCACGTTACCGCTGACGCGCCTGCCGCCCTTCAGATGGCCGCCGACAAAGCCGCCGATGTCCTTGATCTGGTCCTGCCGGTCCTTCGGCATCTTCATGTATTCTGCGTGCGTCTCATGCGTCTGGAAGCTCTCCGACAGCTTCTTCAGCAGGGCCGACCATGAGATCCGCCTGTTCTTCCATGCGGTCTCGAAGCGGCTCTTTCCGGTGCTGATCAGGAGCTCCCCGTCATACTGCACGCGCAGGAGGTTGTCCTCCATATTGATGACTTTCGGTTTCTCCATCATGTCTCTCCCCATTTAGGGGCGCACTTCGTGTGGACCAGGAGCTCCGTGCTGCGTTTTGTCTTTACATACTCCACGTCCTTCGCGTCCTCTTCCTTTATGGCATACCGGGCAGTAGACTTCCGGATCCCCGTGATAGGCATCCGCCGCCAGCTTTGCCATGCGGTCCCTTAACTTCTTAATAACTTTTGTATCGACCATCTTTTAATCCTTCCTGTAATAGTCGCAGATGTACCCGTCTCCCCGGAGCGGCAGTCCCGGTGCCCAGCTGATCGGTGCGCCCATCGCGCTCCCGATATCTGCCAGCGCCTTCTCAGCCTCCTCCGCCGGTACATCCACGATCATCTCGTCATGGATATGCATCCGGATCTTGTAGCCCATGGCATCGACCAGGAGCATCGACTCGGCGAGGCAGTCCCTTGCTGTGGCCTGCACGATGTTTTCAACGATCTTGCCACCGTATGTCTCGGTCTTTCCCCACTGCTTGGTCGTCTGGTTGACGCCCATGTAGGTGATCTGCTCCCGGCCATTCGGCAGTTCCTCGACCCTCGCGTGCCAATAGCAGAGCCGGCGCCCGTTGGGAAGCCGCACCAGGAGGTTTCCGTTCTTGTAGTAAAACTCCACGCTGATGCCGCTTCTGACGCTGTACGGCCGCACTGGGCCGCCTGCCACGTGCTCCCGCTCCTGCAGGTTGTCCGCCGGTAACCGGATGCCCCTGCGGACCGTCCTGCGTTCTTTGATAGCCGTCTTCGCCGCAGCCTCGTAGTCCCGCCACAGCTTGACGATCATCGGGTTCGCCTCCCGCCAATGGTCCACGATACTCTGCATCTCTTCTTCCGGGATCGATCCGGAGGAGTCCATTGCCTTCATCGCGCCGACGCCGCCCTGGTAACCGCAGTTATGCACCAGCACGCCGGATACTGTGAACCGATGGCGCGGGCCTGCGTTCAGGATGTCGTATACCTTTTTGCTCGCCTTTGGTTGAGCAGCTGTTCGCTCCGCGTCGCCCAGCGCAGATTTCCTGGAGCATAATTTCCGTCGTTGTCGATCCGGTCGATCTCCAGCTTCAGTTCCCTGTCCGGGAGCCCGCAGTTCTCGATCATGTACAGACAGGCGTCCGTCACACTCGGAAACTCGAAGCGGATCCCGCGCGCGCCGTAATTCTTGTACTCCGGAGCGTCCGGGTTCTCGCATCTCTGTTTTGCCGCTGTGAGCCGTCTGTCCAGCCACCGCGGCACTGCCCTGCGCTGGCTGCAGCTCTGGCAGCCTTTCGTCTTCCCCTGCGTCATATTCGCGAGCCGCGTCCACGACTTCCTTCCGCATCCTGTGCACTCCGTTAGGACGAAGCACTCGCTCCACCCCTTCTTGTAGCGCCTCTCCGGCGATATTATCTTCAGCCAGCCGTACTGCTTCCCGACCTGCTCCTGATTGCACGAGATGTGCTCCGCCGGCGGCGGCGTCTGCGAACTGTACTGTCCGGTATGCCCCGTCGATCTCGGCCCATACGATGTGGTCCGGTGTCGCCTCCAGTCCGCCATACCTTATAACCTCCTTTTCTCCTTTGTAGATCACGCCGTCATGGTTTACCCACTCGACGCCGTCCCATATTTTCATGTCCGTCGTCACCTGCTCGATCGGTACGAGGCCCTGATCGGTCAAAACCGGCTGGCCTTCTGCGATGCAGGCAAGCGTTGCGATCTTTCCCTTCTGCCGGAGTTCTCCGTTTACACCATGCTTCACGACCGGCACGTGGTACATCATGCTGGCCGTCTCGCAGTAGATGTCTTTCCCGGCCCGGAACGCATCCAGGACCCATTCCTCGCCGGCGAGCCAGGCGATCACGCGGGCCTCGATGGCTGAAAAGTCCGACACCACGAAGCGACACCCCTCGGATGGTATAAAGGCCGTCCGGACCAGCTCCGAGAAGACGAAGGACGTCTCTCCGAAAAGCGTGTCAAGGCTGTCGAAGTCTCCCTGCGCCGTCAGCTGCCTGGCAAGGTCCAGATCCGGCAGGCTGTTCCTAGCCAGGTTCTGGATCTGCACCAGACGGCCGGCCCATCTTCCAGACCGGTTCGCTCCATAGAACTGCAGGATGCCCCGGAGCCGGCTGTCGCTGCAGACGGCCCCGAGCATCGTGCTGTATTTGGCTGTGGATGTCTTTCCGAGCGCCTGCCGGATCTCCAGCACGCGCCGGATGACGTCCGGCAGATACCTCAGTGTAAGTGCTGCGGAGATGGTTTCCTTCGTGACTTGCGTCATCGGGATCCCGTTCGCCTGCAGCCAGTCTTTTAGCTGTGAGAGGCTGTTAGGGTTAGAAAGCCCGGTGATCTCCCGGGCTTCCTTCTGCAGCTCCTCGCGGCGCTGTGTGTCATATTCGACGATCTTCTCGACCATCGGGACATCGATCCGGACGCCGCTGTCATTCATGCGCTGGTCAAATTCCCACAGCTTCTGTTCGCTCTCTGCAAGCGGCAGGAGCTTGTCCCGGATCGCCATCTCGGTGACCACGTCCTGGCGGTTGTATTCGATGTACAGTTTCCACTTTTCGCGGTCATGGTCGGGCAGGTTCCTCGTCCTTCCGCCGTTTGCCTTCGTAGGCTTGCATGGCTTCGAGAAGTACTGGATCAGGCTCTTGCCGATCGGATCCTTCAGCTGGTCCTCTGGCAGGCCGAGCGCCATGCCGGCGGCTGCCAGGGATCCCGGCAGGCCGCACTCCAGCGCCATGATCATGGTGTCTGACCACTGTTCTGGCGGCATCGGAACGCCCAGCCATTTGGCCAGGCAGTTCCGTTCAAACGCCGCGTTGAACGCTGTCTTCAGCACGGCAGGATCCTGCAGCAGCTCCGCGATCTCCTCGATCTCTTCGAAGGGCTCGGTCAGGTCGAGGACCTTCACAGGCCCGCCGTTGACGCTGTAACCGATCAGCAGGATCTCAAAGTCCGGACTCTCGACATATTTGTGCAGCCCGCATGCCCCAAGGTCGACGGAGCTGTATGTCTCAATATCGATGCTGCATGTCTTCATTTAGAAGTCCTCGTCCTCATCTTCGAAACCGTCGCCGAAGTCATCCTCTGCGGATGCCCTCGCGCCTCCGAGCCTCTCGCCGTCCGCGAGCTTCTGGATGTTGTTCAGGCCGACACCGACGCCGCGGTTCCCGTTGCTGTCATAAGGGAAGAAGTTGATGGAGGCCCGGCCCCAGCATCCGCTGTATACCTCGTCCGGGTCCAGGATCTCGTTCAGATCCTTGTCAACGATGCCGGGCTTCGTCTGGCTGTTTGCGTTCAGGAACATCATGCCCTCATACTCGGGAGCCTCGTCCGCTCTCTCGTCATCACCGTCGCGCAGAGGCAGGTGCAGGTTCTTGGGCTGCTTGCCGCCCCACTTGGTGGCGACGCCTTCCTGGACCGCCTCGTCCATCGCCTTTGTCAGCTTGGCAAGGCCGGCCTTGTCGCTCTTCGGGATCAGCAGGCAGATGCTGTACTTTGCATCCTGCCCTTCCCGGAAGCTCCTGCTCCTGAAGATGTTTACATATGAAAATCTGACCTTATTCGTGATTACCTTTGTCGCCATTTTGTCCTCCTATTCTGCGAAGTCGACCTTTGCCGCTTCGATCGTGTTTATCTCTTCTCTTTTATCTGTGGCTGGTACCAGTACCGGTTTGCCGGCCGGTTTGACGATCAGGTCCCCGAGGACCTCCGTCAGCTTCTTCTTTCCGACGATCTTCTCCATCGCCGTGATCCCGTAGAGCTTCCGCTCATAGAGCGCCGCTTCCGGATAGCCGGCGGCCTGCAGGGCTTCCGCGACCTTCAGATCGTCCGCGTACTTCCTTGTGCTTCTGCCCTCGACCAGCTTCCAGCCGTCGAAGTGCTCGCCGGCGAGTGCTTGCTCAAAGGCATAGGTCTGCACGTCTGCCGCCCACTTCTGCAGCTCCTCTGCCTGCCGGAGGATCTCTGCGATCTCCTCGTTCGTCAGAAGGTCCGGCTCCTGGAAGTCGTACTGGGCAAGCTCCAGCTGCTTTTTGGCCCTTGTCCTGCAGACTGCTTTGGCAGGGCACCACCGGCACCAGTCTCCGCTGGCCGTCGGCGCGTTTTTCTTCTCCGCAAGCGTGGCGGCCGGTTTGACCACCTCCTCCGCCCAGCTGATCAGATCCGCCAGGCGCAGCTCCTCCGTGCTGATGTGGTCGAGGCGCGGCTGGATGATCGTCATCCGGACCTTCTCGAAGTCGTAGATCTCGCCGAACAGCGTGGCGGCTCCGAGGCCGTACAGCCGCAGCTGTGGGTTCCCGGGAGCATCCACGCGGATGCCCTTGCCGTATTTAAAGTCGATGACCTCGATCGTATTCCCGCCGATGATCACCGCGTCGGATGTCCCGAAGCCGCCCGGGATCCATTCGTCCAGGGAGAAGTGCTGCTCGACCATCAGCTCCGCGGAAAGATCTTCCTGCAGTGCTGCACCGTAGATCTCCTGGACGCGGTCGGCGTAGTACTCGGTCGCCTCTTCCATCTCGCCGCAGAAGTACTGCGATGCGCGGGCCTCCTCGAAGTCCTGGATGGTCGCGCCTGCGTCCATGTCAGCCAGGACCTTCAGCTCCGCGAGCCGGTGTGCTGCGGTCCCTTCATCCGCGAAGTCGCTGGATCCTGCCGGCGGGCACTCCTCCGAGAGCCGGATCGAGCCAGGGCAGTTGATCCACCGCTCTGCCGCGCTGGGCGACAGCTTGGCGTGTGCTTTAGGCATTGTTCATGGCCCCCTTTGCTTTATCCATCAGCCCCGGCAGCAGATCCAGAGGGACATCTGTCAGGCGCTTGTAGCCTGTCTCCGCGATCAGGGCCTTCGCCGGGTTCCCTGTCTGCATCTTGTTCAGCGTGGCCAGGACCTTCCGGACCTCGACGCGGAAGTCTTCCGTGATGGCGGGAGCCGGTTCGGGCTTCTCTGCCGGTTCCGGTTCGGTGACCGCTGTGGGCACGAACGGGACGTCCGTCGGCTCTGCCGGAGTCTCTTCCTGCTGCTGTGTGGTAGGCCTGACCATTATGCCGTTGCAAGTGAGCTCCATCTCGGTAGCCCGGATCATATGCTTCTGGAATTCTCCCATGCTCTCAAATTCGACTGTGATCTTCATGTTTTTCCTCCTGTGGTATACTTACCTTGAATTACTTTTTCTTGAGGCCGTTTTGCTGTTGCCGCAGCTGCGGTCTCATTCCTTTTTGGTCCCATAGCGGCTGTTCCTCCATTCCTCGATGATCTCTTTCGCGGAGTCGTTGAAGTCGTCGCCGCTCACCCTGGTGTCTGCCAGGAAGACGATCTGTGCAAGTGCCTGCGCGTCTTCCATGAGCCTCTGGTACCGCTCCCTTCTTATGACCACCGTGTCCTGCAAATTAGCCATTGCGTCTTTTCCTCCTCTAAACAAATCTGTCAGCCAGTTCCATGATCTTCTGCAGCGTCAGCGTGCAGACCTGCCTCTCGTCCATCCCGTCCATGACAGTCTCGAGCACCGTGCCGAGGCCCTGCGCGAGGTCCGCGATCTGCGCACATGTCTGATGGACTTCTTCCGGGATCCTTACTTCTTCCATGCTTTCCTCCTTTCTCAGTTGTCCCATGATTTCAGCAGCCGCTTCCAGGCGTCAAAGCTGATCGGGATATCCGCCAGGTCTTCGTTTTCGACTCCGCAGATGATAACGGTGCCGACGATGATGTCCGGGAAGTACCGGCCCATCCGGAAGTTCCGGTCGAGCCTGCGGAGCTTGCCTTCCTCGTTGCAGATCATAACAGTCTTGGGACTGTCAATAAGTGTTACCATTTCGATCGGACCGTCGACTGTCTTCTGCAGGTTCTCCAAGCTGATCGAGATGTTGGTCACGTGCCCGAACTCCTCGTCCGGCCGTTTGATGATCACCTTTCTTTTGTAATCCACGCGCTCCTCCTTCCGAGCCAGATCAGCATAATGCCGGTCGCTACCAGCGCCGCAGGGAGCACTAAACTCTCGCTGTCCATGGCGCAGGCCCCAAGCATAAATAAAATGATTCCAATAATTGCCACTGTTTCCTTCCTTTCTACCTGCAGAGTCCCATCCGCTCCGCAATGCTGTCGTAGACCTTGTCCTGTTCACTCTCCGGAAGCTCCCGGATCGCTTTGTACTGAAGAATGACGCCCCAGATCTCGCAGTCTTCGCCAATGGAATTGCAGCGCCAGAACGCTCGCTCGATTGCCTCATTCAGTTTCAGCATTTTCTTCTCCTCTCTTACTTCGTGATCCTGTCACAGATCTCCTCCGGGATCAGCTTCCGGAGCTGCTTGATCTCCGATGCCTTGAAGCTGCCCGGATCTGCCAGCCTCCTCGCCCAGGATCGCTGCGATAACCCAAGCGCTCGCCACGCTCTGGCCTCTGAGATCCCGCTGCGGAGCAGCTCCGCCCGGATCTCTCTGCTGATGTCCGGCATGATCAGTCCCCTCCGCGCATCAGCTCGTCGATCGTGACCCCGAGCGTGTCTGCCACGCGCTTCAGGTTGTCATAAAGCGGGCTCTGCCTTAACGAGTCCCACTTTCGGACCGTCCCGTTCGCGAGCCCGGCCTGCTTTTCGAGTGCCGCAATAGTGATTCCTTTTTCCCTGCATAAGCGCTCGACATTGTCAAAAATCACAATTTTCACCTCCTATCTTCAGTAATCTCAATACTCGACAAAAATGAGAAAATAATCTAACATAATAGCCTAAACGCAGTTAGATATAGCCTCACTTGTTGCGAATATCTCTTCCGGATGCGAATGCGGTCGCATCTCTAAAGAGAATAGTAGCGAATGAGGTCGTATTTGTCAACGCCAAAATGCGAAAATTCTCGCAATGTTACGAAGGAGACAAAATGACCACATTGGATATCATCAAAGAACTCTGTGCTAGGGAAGGGATCACCGTCTCGGCACTGGAAAAGGAAATGGGATATGGGAACAGCGCCCTCACAAAGTCGAAGTCGTTATCTTCCGAGCGCGTCTATGAACTAGCAAAGCGCTTTCACGTGCCGATGGAGTACATCATGACGGGCGAGGTGGAACGCGTAAACGAAGAGACCCAGAAGCTGGAACGGAAACGGTCCGTTCTGATTGAGATAAACAAAACGAATCAGCTGATCATGGACCTGTACAAGCAGCTGAACGCGGCGCAGGCCCATCTGGACGATTTGAACCGTAAGTATGACGCCATTCTGACAGATGAAGCCATCCCTGTGAGCGATGACTGGAAAGGACCGGAAGAATGAAAAGAAAGATCCTGCTCGTGCTGTCTATTGTTCTGGTGGTGCTTGGGCTTATCCTGTGCCTGGCCACACTGACCGGCCTGCTCTTCATGGCACTGGGCGTTGTCGGGATCATTTACTCGATCAAGACTCACGATCAGCCTGTCCGGCGGTCTGCTGTTAGTCCTTCACCTGCGGCACCATCTCCTCGTCCGACACCGGCTCCCGCAGCACAGCCGGCGGCTCCTGTGGCCCCGGAGGGCATCCCTTCCGCGAAGCCGCGCAAGCGCGTGACCTGTAAGATCGCCGGCGTGACCTTTAAGTGCAGCCTCGACAGAGACGAGATGCGGCAGGACGTTCTGGATGGCATGGCTGAGGGCGATCCGATAGAGATCAAGCCGTACGCCTACAGAGGCGATCCGGCCTTCCTGCTCGTTGATCCGGCCACCGGACTCGACTTCGGAAATGTCCCCGCGGATGTAGCCGAAGCGCTGGCGGCCTTTCCGGATCCTGTTTATGAGGGATACCTGGCTGAGTCCGGCAGTTTTGAAAATGAGAACGGTGACTGGATCTCTTATGGAAAAGTAAGGATTTTTGTGATTTAGGAGGCAATAATGGCTAAAAAAGAATCACGGCTGCCTTCCGGCAAATACCGCTACCGGCTCTACCTCGGCACCGGCCCGGATGGCAAGAAGAAGTACAAATCCTTTACTGCCTCAACGCTCAGGCAGGCCAAGAAGGATGCCCAGGCATGGCAGGCGGTTCATCCTGTCGATGGTCCTGACATAAGCCTGGGAGATGCATGCGATAGGTTCCTGGAAGGCCGCTCAGGTACTCTCTCACCTTCCACATGGGCTGATTATAAGCATCGGATCGATTATATGAAAAAGGCTTATCCGGACTTCTTTAAGCTGCCGGTCGCGTCGATCAATGCGGAGCGCATGCAGTGGCTGGCGTCCATGCTCGCGACCAAGCGCAGCGATAATAATCCGGACAAATTCATCAGCGCGAAGACCGTGGACGAGTACTACAGCCGGATCAAGACGGTCCTGCGGATGAACGGGATCCACATCGACGGGGTCCACCTCCCGCAGAAGCAGAAGCCGCAGCTGAACATTCCGGAGAACGAACTGATCAAGCAGCTGCTGGTCTCCCTGGAAGGGAATCATCTGGAGATCCCGGTCCTTTTGGCTGCTCTCGGCCCGATGCGCAGGAGCGAGATCGGAGCACTGACGATGGACGACATAGACTTCGAACGGAACATTGTACATGTCCGGAAGGATATGGTCCGGAACTATTCCAGGAAATGGGTCGTGAAATATCCGAAGACCCCGGCCGGGACCCGCGACATCCTCTATCCTCCCGTCGTGATCGAAAAGATTCGGCAGCAGGGATATGTGACGCACTGCAACCCGGATACAATCAGCGGGAATTTTGTAAGGCACCTGAAGCGGCATGGCTTCCCGTCGTTCCGGTTCCATGATCTCCGGCACTATGCGGCCTCTTTCCTTCTGGCGCTCAATATCCCGGCGGTATATGTCATGCAGCGAGGCGGCTGGGAGTCAGCGCAGACGATGAGGCGTTATATCCACGCGCTGGAAGAACAGAAGCAGCAGTATGCCCAGCAGGCGACCGCTGCCTTCCAGGATCTTTTATAGTGCCCTTTTCGTGTCATACTTCGTGGCATACTTTTACTGCCAAAAATGCCCTTTTAATGTCAGATATGGCATAGTGAGTGCCAAAGATGGCAAAAAGAAAACCGCGTATTTACGGGCTTTTTTCAGCTTTTACCGTAAATTCGCGGTTCTTCAATTTCCTGGAACGGACGGGGATCGAACCCCTTGCCTCAAGTCCCGCATGCCGCATAAATACTTGGCATTTTCGTGTTTTCGTAATCCGTGGCATATCTCGTGTCATACTTTTTCGAAAATAAAAAAGCGCCTCGGCACGGTTGCAGCCATGCCGAGGCTTATTCAGAAAGGAGGTATCAGCGGCAGCAGCTACCGCTTTATATAGGAAAGTGAGCACCAGCCGTCAAACCCGGACAGCTTGGCCCACCCGTCTGCTTCTGCTTCGAAGGCCACGCAGATCCCCTTCGGGAGGATGAATTCGTGACCGTTGACCACAGTGTTGTTGTAGCTGGTCCCCGGACCGCTGCGGACCCGGAGACCGCTCACAGCATTTACGATGCCGGCATAGGAGACCTCCCGGACCGCCGGCTCCCTGTCGTATCTGGTGAGGTCATACTGGTACACGACCCTCATGCACGAAGTGACATAGGTGTATGCGGTGGCATAGCCGTCAGCCTTGATGTACTCAAGGTACTGCTGCGCCGTGGTGGCTGCCCGGAGATTTGCATATCGTGGGTACTGGATAAAATCGTAGTACCCCTTCACGCCGTCTTCCATCGACGGATAAACCCGGAAGAAGTCCCGGATGCTGGTCAGCGTTCCGGGCGTGTACTCTTCTCTGGTGCTCATGTTCACAGAAGGCCCGAGCCATCCGGATCCGCATTTCAGTCCGAAGTAGTTGTGATATTTTGCCGAGAGCGTTGATCTTCCGAAGCCGGACTCGATGCAGGCCTGCGCGATGACCGCAGATATGACTTTGTACCCGTAGGCCTTGGCGTACTTCTGGACGATCGGCGCGATCTGGTTGATAAACTCCTTATCCGTCATCCCTGCACCTCTCCATAGGTTTTGGTGTACTGCCTCCTGGCCACTTCGACCAGGGAGCCAAGCAGTGTGTCGAGGGCTGCGAGGATGGCCGTCACGACATCTAGATGCGGGACCGCAAGGTCTGACAGGACAGCCACGATAAACACGCTGATCGGTGTCCATACCAGGGCTATGGTTTTCAATGTGTCGTATGCTCTGTTACTCATGCTTGAATTCTCCCTTCTCAAGCAAGTGCTTGTACGTTTCTTTTATGTGGGCCTCCGCAAGTGTGGTGTAACTGTTCTTGAAGCCAGGATGCGAGGTGCAGTACTCGTCGTAGGTGTCGCAGTCGTCCATCTGCTGTCGGAAGTATTCCTGCGAGTGCTCGACGCCGTTCTGCAGCTCGTCGGAGAACCGGAGGATGTGCGTCCGGGCAAGAACGGCCGAGTTTTCGTCCACCTTCTGCTCCAGATTGTCAATTTTGTCCGCGATCCGCTTGATGCCCTCCTTCTTACTGTCACACCTCTGGATCAGGTAGGTCAGCAAAGCGAAGAGCCCGTTTGAGCCGATGATCGCGGTGATCAGTGTTCCGTCCATCATTCTCCCACGATATAATCAAACTCTTCCTGCGTGATCGTGCCCTTTTCCAGCCGTGCCCGGATCTGATCCAGCGTCAGTCTTCCCGCCTTGTATAACCTTCTTAAAGATTCGACCAATGTCCTCATCACAGAACTCCCTCCTCGATCAGCTGCATCGTATACTCGTCCACGGCGGCCTGTCTTTCGGCCTCAATCCTGTCCTCCAGCCCGAGGTTCATCCGGAACTCCGCGAGGATCCTCTCGCCGGAGCGGTATGCCTGCTCGTCCACAAGCGTCAGCTCCGTGTATTTCCTGCCGTCGAACTCGATCTCTGTCAAATTCTTCACGGCCATCTTTGCCCGGATCGTGTCCACGGCCTTATAGTTGTCGACCTGGATCTGGATGTCGGTCACAGTGCTGGCAACCGTTGCAGTGTATTCTGTGCCATCCTTAAGCCTCAGTAACTTGCCCATTGTGTTCTTCCTCCTCATATGCGGCTTTGTCTTTTTCGTATTGCTGTTCCTCTATCTCCTTAACTTCCGCCAGTGCCTGCTCCAGTATCGGAACAATGCAAAAAGCAGGAAGGCCAGAGCCGTTGATTGCTTCTACAATTCGCGCCCGAAATTCGCGATACGCGATGGTTGCTGGCTTCTGCATTACGATCTCCTTTCCAACTTTGTGATTCTTTCGTTTTGGGACTGGATGACCGCCACAAGGTCCGCGATCAGCTCGGTGTAATTCAGTGCCAGAGTCTTCTTGCCGTCGATCAGTTTCACGTCCGACTCTGTAACAATGCCCCAGTCGTCATGCACAAGGTCCTGCACATCCTGGGCGATGAATCCGTGCCTTTTCACTGCGGTCTGTTCTTTCAGCCGGAAAGTCATCGGCTTCAGGCCATATACAACACCGCAGGCTGATTCCCTGGCCAATGGCTCGATGTCTGTCTTCAGTGCCCGGTCAGATGACTGTATGAAGTTTTGAGCAAAAGCATTGCCACGGCAGATCAGATCAGCTTCACCGATGGAGCCGTTTGTCCATAGCGCACCTTCTGTCGAGAAGTGTCCGGTGCAGTACAGGCCATAGCTGCCTCGGCCATCTCCACCTTCCGGGACGATGCTGACCGTGGTCACGCTGCCTTTGACAGCCAACTCGCCGCACGTTACAATTCCGTTTTCAATCTTGGCCTGCTGCCCATCCGAATCGTTGCCGGGTATGCCGCCTTGTTGTGCGCCGCTAACGACTTGCATAATCTTGCCGCCGCTGATCTCTCGCCCGGTAAGTGTCCCGGATGTGATGTTGGATGCATTGATGTTCGTGACGCTGACAAGGTTCGCATTGATCGTCCCGGTCTTGATGTTCGAGCCGCTAATGGTGGTCGTGCCGTCTGTCAACTGTGATGAAAAGATGACATTGCCATCGATAAGGACATTGCCGCTCCCGGAACTGATGGCATTGCCGTTGGCATCCTTCAGAGTCACCGAGATGCTCGCCCCGGATTTTTTCCCGGCTCGTCCGCTGACACCTAGCGTGATTGTGTGCGCCGTCTGGGAGATCCGCGAGGACAGGGAATTGTCACCGTTCTTCCTTGCCTCGACCTCGCTCGTTATGCTGCTCGCATTCTGCGTGATCCGCGAGGACAAGCTGTTTACCGCCGCCGTCTGGCTGCTCTGCGTGGCGTAGGTCTGGCTGACCTCTGTGGTGATCTGGTCAGCCTTCTGCGATATTGCGGAGTTCATCTGGATGGTGGTGCTATAGTTGGATAGCGTCTGTGCCGCCTCCAGCCGGATCTCATCAGCCGTTTGTGTAATCCGTGTGCTTAGTGCGGTCACCGCATATTCGATGGCCTTCGGATTGAATATCGAAATTTCCTGAGTAAATTTCACTTAATTCACCTGTTTTTTTTTCTGTTAATATGATTCCGTTACGATCTGACTCTAAGGAGGTCAAAATAATGAACAGAGATTATAACCGCAGTTATGAATTAGAACCCACCGAAACCGAACTCTATCACCAGCGGATGATTGCCGTCTTGGAAGACATTGCTTCTGATATTCATTTTTTCAGAATGCTGGTACAGATTATTCTGATAATCGGCCTTGTTCTGTTAATTATGGGTCTCGGTACTACTATCTGGATGTACTTTAGGTTCACTACAGAGCTGGGCGTATAATCACTAAATAGCAGCAGCGGTCGATTTAATCCGTCGGCATACATAAATAATGTCGACATGGACAGTTATACAGAGTCCGGATTCTATGCACTTGGTGGTCCATTAACAAATAACCCAGACGGGCAAACATGGATTGGTCTTATTGTTGTTGGCCCAGAAACAGCGGCGAAGCAGTTCGTATTGGCAAGAAACCTTGCGCTGTATTTCCGATGTCTGCAGAATGGCACTTGGTCTGCATGGAGAAAGTTCACAGGCACAGCTCTCTGACCTTGCTCTTTAATTAAGTAAAAACCTGCTTATATTTTGTTTGATTCCTTTCTGCACACAAAAAAAGCAGGTCTGTCTCACCCTGCCCGTCATGCCTGTCCAGTTTTCAAATTGTTACCTCTGCCCTCCTATTATGCGCACATGTACCGGTGATGATCAGCCTTGACCCGGTCCTTATCCAGGATCGCATAGATCAATGTGGTCTCCAGCTTCTCATGTCCGAGCACCTGGCTCACTTCCTCCAGCGGCATTCCTTTCCGCAGCAGGTTCGTTGCCATTGTCCTCCGGAACCGGTGCGGATGTACCTTCTCGACGCCGGCCCTGCTGCCGATCTCCCTCAGTCTGCTCTCAGCTCCGGCAGTCGTCAGTCTGGAATACGGCTTCTTCAGTCCCACGAACAGCGCCGGGTTGCCGTCCGTCCTCTGGTACAGATATGCGGACAGATACATACAGGATATTGGAGTCAGGTATACTGTCCGCTCCTTCGCTCCCTTCCCGTATACAATCAGCTCCTTGTCCGTGATCCTTACATCGTCCCGGTTCAGGCTGCACATCTCCGAGATCCTGACCCCGGTCGCGTACAGGAACTCGACCATGGCCATGTCCCGGATCTGTTCACACTGGCGCCGGATCTTCTCCAGCTCCTCATCCGAGAACGGCTTCTTGATCGTTTTTTCGCACTTGATCGGATCAATGCCGCGTGCCGGGTTCTTCGGAATGAAGCCTTTATCATGCTGCCAAGTGAAGAAGCTGGACATACATAGCCGGATCCCTTCCAGATACACATTGCCAACCTTCCGCACTTTCCGGTAAACATCCAGATAGTTGTTCAGATCGCCTTCGGTCACCTCACGGATCGGTTTGTTGATGAAGGACAAGATCCTCGTCAGGTGGTATTTGTACTGTGACAATGTCCGCTCTGACTTCCCGCTGATCCTCTTCCGTTCTAGGAACCGCTGCAGGTCGTCTTGCCATGTCTGGTTGATCACCCGGACTTCGGTCGATTTCGGCTGCAGTTCGTACTTGTTCAGCACGATATACAGGACCGTTTCCAGCTCCTTGCCCTGCTCCGGAGACAATGACCGCATCCGATGCAATGCCTCACTGATAATGCTCTCTATCATAAGAATCACCTCCTGCGGTAATGATACCGTAAGAGGTGACAGTTACTTAATTAAAGAGCAAGAGAGTTTTGTTTTAATCTGTGCAAACATAGATTACTTTGACCACTATTGATTTACCTGATAACGCAGATGGTGCAACGCCGCTCCCGTTATTCTTTAGCCACATATTTATGTTTGTTGTCGAAAGCAGCATGGGCGAATTTACGTTTCCGTCATTAGTAATTGTATCCCATGAGCCAAGTAAAAACCGTGTTCTTGCCACCGCATTCACTGGGGCAAACGGGAATGATCCACCATCAAGATATACTGATCCGGAAGCGCTCAATGTCCCAAACGTAACACTTGTATGCAAACACACCAGCCTGCCCATACGAAAATAACGAGAACCAGTAGCGTCGTAATTTGTATACGATAGCGTTGTCGATCCCGCTTTAAAAACTGGCGTCCACGATCCATACGATTCAAGACTGCTATTTAACGAAGTAACATCACTGTCCAGCTCGTTAATAGCACCCACAAGAAGCTTACTGGTCGTAGACAGGCCGCTGTATGTCTTGCTGGTCAGTTTTGAAAGAATCTTATCAGCCAGCAGATTGTAATCAATGATCTGGCCCTCGTTTGTGTTCCGGTTGACAGCCACTAAACTGTCCGTTGTGGTCGGCTCGCTCGTTATTGGTGTGAGCGCATTAACATTAACATCTCCTGCAGCCATGTTTCCTCCTTAATCGTAATCATATCCAAACACAGGGTAGACACTCCCTGATTCCTGCGAATCTGAAATAATCACCGGATAGCCTTCATAAAACATCATCGTGCCCTGCGATACCGTCAGCGCGTAGAAGCTGCCGAACATTGTGAACACCCACCGGCCCTGTGAGTTGACCGGATACCTGTCTTCCAGCAGCACGAATACGCATTCGACTTCACCGCCGTAGCCATATTCGCTGTTTGTGACGGTGATCTCATAGCCATAGCCGAGATACTCTTTCCCATCCTCTGTCTTCTTGTACCATCGGAAGAACTGCGGTGCGAAGGACTCCGTGGCATCGTTCCGGTTCAGGTAAACGTGTGCCTGGATCGTTGTTGTCCCGTTCGCGTTGTCGATCGGTGTGCAGTTGAAGAAGATACCGCTGCCGACCTGTTCCACGACCTCAGTCGCGATCCGGTCAGCTGCTGCCGTAAACTGGGCCTGCGTCACAAAGTCGCTGGTATCTATGAAGGACTCCGCACTGATCCGCATCTCACCCGTGTCAAGGTTCCAGTAGTTGGATCCTGTCTTGTCCCGGATGATGCCGGCTGTGATCAGGTTCGCATCCACAACGCCGGAAGTGATGAATCTGGCATCAAAGCCGCCTTCAATCGTCCAGGCTGTGACGAACAGATCAGGATTGTATCCGGAATCCGAGAACGCAATGCCGTTCCTGTTCATCCGGATCACATTGACAGCCTGATTGATATCCGGGTTGTCCATGATCAGGATCTCTTCCGGCTCACCGTTCGCGTTCGGCTTCAGGTACACATAACCGCCAAGGCCGCCGGTGATCAGCTGCGTCGCGTGAGCTAATGAAGAACGGAGCTCCGATGTGGTTGGCACCTCGTCATAGATCCCGGAAGCCTCAATGATGGCCTGCGAGAGGTTCGTCTTTGTGTCCCCCAGCTCCATCTTGTTGTAGCGCTCGGCCAGCGTGTCATATTCGACCTTGATGACTTTCGCCTGCGTCTCAACGCCCAGCACCGGATGCACGACCGTGATGGTGTCGCACAGGTTCACCCGCTGGAGCGTCGCCACGTTCTTGTACTCTTCCGTATCGGCAAGCGAGACAAAGCTGACCGTGATGTTCTGGGACAGCTTCCAGTTCTCGGACTGGCTCAGATAGGCCTGTCCTGCAGACCGGAGCTGCTCGACAGTCGGCGCTGCGTTCTGGAACCGGCTCGACAGGTCCACCGGTATGATCATGACCTGCGAGTAGTCATGCACGTGGTCGCCGTACATGACGCGCTCCGGCAGCGTAACGACGGTGCCCTCGCTCGCATAATAGGGAACGATCGCAGTGTATACGCTCGCGGAGCTGGTCTCGTTCTTCAGGTCCGTGAGGTTCTTGCCGTACCGGATCGTGACGCCGTTATCGTGACCGCGATGCAGATGCAGCCGGACCGTGTACATGTCCCACTCGTATTCGCCGGTGCCAAAGACATCCAGGATGCTCCCGGTCTGGCCACCGAGCATGGCCCGGACCGATGTGGGGATCTTCAGCTCGAAGTTGGCTGTGACCTGCTTATCTGTCCAGTAGGTGAACGGCGAAGTGCCGGCGAGGTTGTCATTGATCGCCGCAAGAGCTGCCACGCAGGATCCTGCCGAGAACGGCATGATCACGGTCTTGTTCAGCTGGTAGCTGATGTGTCGTGCATCGACTGTGATGATGCCGTTGATCGGTCTGCTGACCTTGTAGATCCGAAACGCCTGCCCGGACGCCCCTGGCCTCGGCTGCGCGAAGATGATCCGCTCCTCCGCGATGTCGCCGTAATGGATCCCGTTGACCGGATACTGCATGGACAGTTCAAAGATGCCGTTGCGCTCCTCCGTTACGACGCAAGAAATGGCATCAGCCAGTCTGCCGATGCCATTCGTAGTAAATGCTGTTTCGGTTTGTCCGTAAAGAATTGGGATCATAAAATCCACCACCTCGGAGTGATGATCACTCTTGTGATACCGCTGCCCGGTTCGATGCCGTTATAGCCAGGTGCAAGAGTCGGGAATTCGCCACTGGATAGCGTGATGTAGCTGTTGCAGTTGGTGGCGCCGAAGTAGGCGTCCATCATCTCGCAGTCTATGTCGATATAGCCCGGATTCGTTGTGATCGTGATTGTCTCCGAGCCGATTCCAAGCGTTCCGGTCCCGTAGACGCGGATTAGCGGTCTGGCCTTGAACCCGGTCGGGTTCGTGATTTCACCGGACGCCGTAAACTCCACAGGATCCTCGCCGCTCTTCAGATAGCGCTGCGGCATCCGGTCGAAGGTCAGGTCAAACCGGCCCTGCTTCCGGAGCTGCGTGGTCTCTACAGACAGGCCGGAGACGTACCGGGCCATCATGTAGGTGTCCGGGTTGTATGTATCCTCGAGCCGTCTGTACCCTGCTGCGGAGAGCAGGAAGTTCCGGAGGTCTTCCACATTCGCCTGGAACTGGTCATAGATGAACGCAGGATAGACCAGGTCCACGTTCTCGAAGCGGCCGTTGTCCAGCGTCAGCGTGCCGTTCCTGCCGGGGACCACGACCGTCTGGATGCTCCTGGGCGCCGCGTCGAATACGCTGTCACCGGATATGAATACACCGAAGTCCCGCGAAGAGACTCCGTCATAAGTGAAGTAATTGATCATGCCCATACCGCCGTTTGCTGCTGCTGCGCGGCCACGATCTTCCGTGTGACCTCGTCTGCCAGCTGATTGATATCCTGCCCCTGCGCTCCGTACACATTGACCTGGATGTTCGTCTCACCGCTTCCGACCAGCTGCCGGAGCTTATCCATGCCGAGGACGACCTCGCCGCCGGCTCCATCACCGAAGCCCTTATATCCGGAAGGCGTCTGCAGGACCGTCGGCTGTGTAAAAAGCACCGGGTTGTCGTATGCTTTCCGGTACCAGTCAACGCTGATATGCGGGACGCCCTGCGAGAACCAGTCGAGCGGGTTCGCCGATCCGGAGACCGAGAAGTGCGGGAGCTTCAGATGAGGGAGCTTCCAGTCGAAGTTGAAAAAGCCCTTAATTTTCTCGATGGCATTGTGGACTGTATCCTTGACCATTTCAAAGCACTTGAACCAGAGGTCCTTCATCTGCGTCAGCTTGCCGCCGGTCAGCTTATCCAGGGCATTGAAGCCCTTGGTGTAATTGTCTTTAATGCCGGCCCACGTTGCAGCCGCGACGCCCTTGATACCGCCACCGTTCTGCTCGAAGGCCTGCTTCATCAGGTTCAGCCGTTCCTGGGTCTGCGTCTTCACGGTCTCCATCGCGTTCCCGATGGTTGTCTTAATGCCGTCCCATGCCTCTGAGGTCTTCTCCTTAATGGCAGTCCACTTCTCACCGATCCAGTCCTTCAGCTTTCCCGCGGTCTCCTTGATTTTGTCCCAGTTCTTTACCAGCAGGACACCGATCGCGATGATCGCACCGATGGCAAGCGTCAGAGGTCCGCCCAGGACACCGACCACCGTACCGATCACGGATATTATGGATCCAAGTCCGCTGATCAGGCCGCCGATCACTGCAATAGCCGGACCGACTGCTGCAACGATGGCGCCGATTTTGACGATCATCTGCTGCTGTTCCGGTGTCAGACTGCGGAACTTCTCCGTGATGTCTTTCAATACATCAGCAAGCTGCTGGAGGACCGGAGCTGCTGCCGTCTGGATAGCTGCGCCAAGATCCGCACCGGCAAGCTTTGCCTGGTTCATTGCGGTGGTAACCTGATCGATAGGGTCCAGCGTAGCGTTGAAGGTGTTCTCCAGCGCACCACCGGCATCCCGCATTTCATTCGACAGATTTGCGAAGTCGAGTGATCCTTCCTGCACTGCTGCGAAAACCTGAGCACCACTCTTGCCGAAGAGATCATACGCTGCAGTGAGACCGTCAGTGGACTCCGTACCGTTCAGGATGGTGTCCTGAAGCTGTGCCAGAGCTTCATTCAGCGGGATACCGTCTTCTGTGGCGTTCTTTAGCGCCTTTTGCAGACCGCTCATGACCGTGGATGTGTCCGCACCGGACATCTCCATTTGACCCATGAATTTGACGGCTCCCTGCATGGAGAGACCCATTTCCTGGAACGCGGTCGCGTTCTGGGTCAATCCGCTCAGAAGAGTCTCCATGGACACACCTGTCTGCTGTCCTGTATATGTCAGTATGTCCAACAGTCGGCCTGTATATTTGGAACTAGTACCGAATGCCTCCAAAGCTTTCTGTGTCTGATCGACTGCGCTGGTGACATCTGTCTCGTTCAGCTGCGCGAACTTGATGAACTGACCGGAAAGCTCTTCCAGCTTCTCACCAGTCACGCCAAATCTTGTATTTACTTCACCGACAGCATTACCGGCTGTCGCGAAGTCTGTCGGAATGCTGGTTGCCAAATTCTCGACAGTCTTCTGCATCCCCTGCAACGCTTCACCGGACGCACCTGTCTTCTGGATGACGATATCCATGCCGGCATCGACTTCCTTGAAAGCCGCGATGGATGCCGCACCGACTGCCGCGATCGGAGCCGAGACATGTGTGGTCATTCCCTTGCCGACATCTGTGATCTTGCCGCCGACTTCCTTGACCTTGTCACCGACCAGCTTGAACTGCTGTGATGCAACAGATCCGAACTTCTTGGATTCTTCTTTCAGACTTGCCAGGGCCTGCTCATCTGCGATGATCTGCCGTTCCAGTGCCTTGGCCTGCTCGGAATTCTTGTCGAACCCATCGGCGTTCTTCATCTGCTCCAGAGCCTGCCGTTCGGTCTTCAGCTTCTCTTCCGTGGAACTGATCGCGTCGTTCAGGTAGGTCTGCTTCTGCCGCAGCAGGTCCACATTACCGGGATCCATCTTCAGCAGTTTATTGACGTCCTTCAGACCGTTCTGCGCGGTCCGGAGGCTGCTGTTAACCTCTTTCAGCGCGCTCTGCAGCCCTGTAGAATCGCCGTTAATTTCAATTGTGATTCCCTTGATCCGATCCGCCATTCCTAAAACCTGTCAAAGTCTTCCTGCGTTGCGAGCTGTTCATACTCGCATCCATCGTTCCCATGCTCGATCATCATGTCGAGCACGTCTCCATAATTGAGCTGCTCCAGGTCAGCCATGTGCAGGCCGATCTGGAAGCAGCGCAACAAATAAAGACCGACCGTCATCCTGCGGTCGGTTGGTCGTGATTTTTTTTTACCTCAGCGTCTGTCGCCTGGTTCCCGGCGTAGATGTCCATGACCTTCCCCGCCGTGTCTGGTGTGGAAAACGCCAGAGCGTCGAACCCCTCGAGCCAGTTGACGTAATCGTCGAAGCTGAGTTTGTTCATGTCGGCGCCTTCGGCTGCCCTTGCCATGACGTAGGCAAGCTCACCGACCATCTCGGCACTGTCGCCGTCGCTCTCCTGTCCCAGGAAGAACGGCATCAGGCTCCTGTGGAACACCTGTTTGTACCGGATCGGCGTTGCAGCATTTGCCAGCAGTGGCAGGTCCCTCTCACCAACTTTGATCACTCCATACATAAATTTATCCTCCGATCGTTATTTGTTCTCAGGTTCCGGAAGGTGCGGTCGGCTGGTATACGTTCTCAAACCAGCCGTTGTACTGCGCTGCCTGATCCGGTGTGACCGAGGCCTTGACGATGTCCTTGTCCAGCGTTGCGTTGTGGATCGCGACAGCCGTCATGGACGCCGTCTCGGTAACGGGCTCGATCGTGTCGCCGGTCGTCTCGGAAGCCACGGAAGGCCTGCCGGAGGTCACGTTGTAGAGAACGTGCCTGACCGCGTGGGCGTCGCCTTCAAACTGGAACAGGAGCGCGAAGGGCCGCGTCGGAGCGCCGGCATCCTCGACCAGGACACCGTTGCCGTCCTCGATATAGCCGAGGATGTCCTTTTTGAAGCTGTCCGGGATCAGAGCAGACTCGAAGTCGCCCTCGTAGCCGTTGTTAGACTGGCCAACCCAGTAGTCGACGTTGTCTGCGCGGAAGTTGGTGGACTCGCCCTGTGCCTCCATGGACAGGTTCACAGCACCCGGCCACGCGACCGGTGTGGCATAAGTCGCGGTATTGGTCGCCGCGTCAATGGTGGCCTTTGCGTAATAAACGTTTTTGAGGCCGTATTTCACTTTATTCGACATTGATAACTACCTCCATCGTGTAGATCGTCATGTGCATGCGCTCGGTGTCGAGATACTCCTCTTCCTTCCCGTAGCTCCATCCAAGTCCGGTCAGGAAGTTCTCGATCTCGATCTCCTGCGCGAAGTCTTTTTCGTCTGTGTACAGCTCGATCGTCAGCTGGGCGATCCGCTGATAGTTGATGTTATCGGCGTACAGATCGTCGATGCCGTCCAACATCCAACAGATAAACGGTGGCTGCTGTCCGGTGTCTTCCTTGAACTGGTAATAGGCGTAAGGGAGACCGATCGTGCCGATGATGGTGTCCAGGTCTTTATAGGTCATATGGCTTTTCTGATTGCCTCCTCAAACGATTTGATCAGTTCCTGCTCCACCGGCTGGATGTGGATCTTGCCCTGTACCCTGCCGCCGCCTCGTTTGGCGTGGCCGTGCTCCAGAAGATGAGGCAGCCCGGGCAGGTCCTTGTTGTAGATGATCCCCTGCGCCGAGTAGTGGTCCGTCTCGACCTGGCTGGTCCATCCCTTCGCATAAGCGCCGGTACCGCCGAAGTCGCCCTTGGCATTGGACTTGACCGCCTTGACGCCGGCCTTGGTGACCTTCTTCGTGACTTCTTTGACGTCGTTGGCCACGTCAGCGCCGTATTCCGTCAGGATCTTCCCGATCTCCGCTTCAAGGTCAACTCGTTTTGCCATTGGTGCCGCCCTTCCTTTCGGCGTACAGCTCCAGATAGTCCCCGTCGGCATGGTATACGCGATAGATCCCGTAGGCCTTGCCGTTGTACTCGCATATCGTCTCGCCTTCATAGTCACCGGCGAAGACGGCGAACATGTACTCCGGGTTCAGGCCGTTCCGGCCGCCGTCGAAGAATTCTGCCCGCGTTACGTTATGGACCTGGCAGAAAACGTCACGGGATGACAGCTTTGGCACCGTCACCCCGTATTCGTCTTTTTCCATCGTCTGCGAGATCAGTGTGAGCACTGCGTCCATGTCATCCATCCTCCTCCTGCATCTTCTGGGAGAAGAGCTTGTTATTTAAGGCATAGCGCAGCATGCGCGGCATGCCTTCCATGCCGTCACGCCTGCGCCACATCCAGGCCGCGTACATCACTATGATCTGCATATCGTCCACGGAATCCGTGAGCGTGATCCCCTCCCGCTCGATCTGTGCCTGCGCGGAGGAGAGGTACTGCCCGAGCCGTTCATCGTATGCAGTTGTGGTGATGCCGAGGTCAACTTTGAGCATTTCAAGCAGCATGATCCGTCTCCTCCGTCACTCGTCAAGCGTTCGCAGTGTCAGCTGCAAAGGTCACCGCTGCATCCGCCGGAGCTGCGCCGTTGATGCCGACCGCGATGAAGGCGCTGGCATCGAGGACCTTGCCGTCATAGCGGGCAGTGCCCTTGAAGCCGGTCTGGTCTTCCACCCAGAAGGCGTGCTCGGAGGTGTTGATCACTGTGCCGGCGCGTTCTGCGAGCAGGTACAGGTCGAAATAACCGCCGATGATGATGTTGTCCGGGATGAAGTTCAGGACTTCGATCACGCCGCCGATGACGGGCATCGTGCCGTTGATTCCGGAGACGATGGCGCCAGAAGCGTCGAAGCCGAGGGCCTCGGCGATCAGGTTGGTGTAGGTCGTCTCATTCATGACCCAGACCTTGGTGCCGCGGCTGTACTTGCCCTTGGCGAGGCCGGAATCCTTGACCAGTGCCTTGAAGAGGGCCTTCTCAACAACAGAGGCGGCATGGCTGACGATGTTCGGCGTGCCGCTGACTGCCTTCAGAGCGGTCAGGATACCAGTGGGCATCTTGGTGCCGGTACCAAACAGGATGGCCTTGTCGAGTGCGAGGCCGATTGCCTGGCCGAGGGTCTCGATCAGGTCAGCCGCCAGATCGATGTCGGAGTCTTCCAGCGTAGCGTTGCATACGCGGAAGTAGCCGCCGACCTTGTAGCCATCAACTTCGACGTCCGTGAAGGACAGATCCAGCTCGTTCAGGTTCGCGCACATCTCGGTCCATACGGCCTCCGGAATAGCGCCCTGGACGACCATGCGGCCGGTGCCGGGGATCTGGCGCACAAATACGTGCTTGTACAGCTTGGAATACTCAATCACGTTCTCACGAAGCAGACCAAGCATGACGGAAGGAATCAGGAGGCCTGCGTTCTGCAGTGCTCTCTTCTCCTTGATCGCGGTCCTGACCTCCTTCAGGAAGGACTGGACATCTTCGCGCGCGATGAAAGCGTCGCGTTCCTGGATGGTCATACCGAAAAACTTATCTCTCTTGCTCATTTTCTTTTCTGCCTTTCTTTCTTCATTGGGGACCGGTACAGGATCCGTGTTCTGCGCCGCTTCCTCTTCCTGCAGTTCCGTTTCCAGCCCGGAGATCTGATCCTCGAGCTGCTTCTTCTCGTTCTCGTGGGCTTCCTTGTCCGCATCGAACTGCTCGATCTCTGCCTCGACCGCTTCGCGTTCCTCGTCAGTCTCCGCTTCCTCGATGCTCGCCGTCAGATCGGCCTCCCGCTGCTCGAACTCCGCGTCCTTGGCCCGGATGGCCTCCAGTGCCTTCTGCGCATCGTTCAGCCTCTTTTTAATCATCAGAGCCTTTAATGCCATTGATCTTCTCCTTCATTCGTTCGCGCCATGCCTGCAGCTCGCGCTTGTGGATGTCGTCACGCTGTGCCGCCCTGGCTGCAATGTTCGTCTCTTCATATGCAGGGAAAGTGCAGCAGCTGACCTCGTAGAGCGGATCCACTTCCTTGATCGTCCAGTGCACGCTTCCGTCCTCGCGGATGTCGGTCTCCTCAGAACGGATCTCGAACCCGATGGAGCACTGGTCAACATCGCCGCGCTTCACACGTTCATACAGGTTCATTGCATCCCCATCGTTCGGATTGATAGAGATCTTTCCCCACAGGCCGTGCGCATCCTCGCGCAGCTCAAGCGTCCCCGCTTTGCTCCTGCCGAGTACGAGAGTCGTGTCATGGTTGATCAGGGCACGGATGTCTCCCGAAATCGACCTAGAAAAAGCACCAGGTGCGATTGATTCGCTCATACCCGGTGCAATTTCGTAGTTGCTATCAAAAACAGCGAAGTAGCCCTCGATCGTGAGCGCGTCGCCGTCTTCCCTCGTAGTAAACTCTGCGGATCTACACCGCATCTGTCTTTCGTTTCTTTCCATCGAATTCCTCCCTCCCGGGGCAGGTCGCTGCCTCCGGATGATGTTTAAATTCCACCGACATATCGCACCAGAACTGATGTGCGCAAAGGAAGTCGCTGCCGCGGCACCATATCTTTCCGCGCTTGCCGTCCTTCCTGTAAGCGTATGGACATAACAGCGGGCTGCTCATCAGTTGCCTCCGTTCAGCTTCGACTGGTTCCCGCTCATGTCATAAGGGATATAGTTCTCCAGGATCTTGTACTCCTTCAGCCCGGCCGGGTTCATGTGCATCCGGTCGCGCCACTCGTCGCCGTTCACGAAGCCGCGGTCAGATCCGGCCAGCAGGACGTCGCTGACGCTCTTCAGGTCGTAGTCGATCAAACTCCAGACGTTAAACTGGAGATACCAGGACGGGTTGATGATCAGCTTCTTGGTCATCTCAGCTGCGATACCCTTCGCGATCGTCATGATCGTGCCCTGGATGAAGGCATTGTATTCGTCGCGCTTGTACTCGCCGACGCCCAGAAGGAACGCCGGCACGCCGAGGATCGCCGCGACTGCACGCTTGTCCAGCTGTACCGTGTCGTTGATTGCAAGGTCCGCCAGAGTGAGCGGCCGGACCTGCTCGACCTCGAACTGCTCCGCAGGGATCAGCCAGGGCTTGCCCGTCGCAGCAGGCTCCACATAGCTCTCCAGGAGCTTGTTGCGCCCTTCCGGTGAGGAGAACTCCTCCGTCAAACCATCAACTTTCACGATGATGCTGGGCTTGTACTCGGAGCTCATGAAGGCCTTCTCGGTGTGCGCTGCCTGCTTCAGGTTGTTCGCAATGTCGCGGAGGGAGACCTCCACGCCGCGGCCCTTCCACAGGTAGACCGGATCCGGATTGTAGACGAAGTGCAGGACGCTCGCGGGATCCCGTTCCAGCCCGTCGATCGAAACCTTATAATCGCGGTATCCTTTCGGGACGAAGCTGACGCGGCTCGCGCTGATCGGCTCCAGGGACTGGATCAGCCCGCCCCACGTATGAGGGACCACGATCGAGTTCCCTCCACCATACAGGAGCAGGTTCATCACGATTGCCTCCATCCAGGTATTGCGCGTCATGTTCGGCATCGGCGCGATGTCGATCGCCCTGGAGAGTTCGTTCGTGATCCGGACGTCGCCGTCTGCGGTATTGCTCATCAGGTAGATGGTCGTGGCACCGATCAGGGAGGCGATCTTCCTGCAGGCCGTCATGATCTCCGGGTTCTGGTCCAGACTTGTGTATCCGGAGCACACCAGGTCGTGGAAGGCCTTCGCGTCAGTCAGCCATACCTGCGCCGACTGACTCATGCGCTTCTGCGTTGTGTTTCTGTTCCTTCTTTTTCTGCTCATTCATTCCACCATGCTGCAGCCTTCTTCTGTCGTTCCATCTGGTTCATCATCGCCACACAGGCGAAGACCGAAGCGTCGAACAGGTCGATGCGCTTCTCCTGCTGGATCTTGTCATACTGGACGGCGTCGTCCGTCTTCTCGATGGCATGGACATTAGAGATGCAGTATTCATATGCTTCGGAGTGCAGGTAGTATAGCCTGCCATCCTTCGCGGCCTTTTCTATGTGCCGGAAGCCTTGCGACTTCAGGTAGTAGTACTGAGGAATATCGCGGACCACGAAGTGCGCAGCCTGCATGGCCGGGAAGTATTCCTCCCCGGCGAACTTCCGGTCGTGTCCGACCATCTTGATCTTGAAGCCGAGCGTCCTCATGGATTTGAACCATGCGACGACGTCGGCCACATTGACCGTCGGGCTGTTGCACATGGTCAGCCATCCGTCATCGGCCCACCCGAAGAGCGGGATCTGATCCTCGTCCGCCTTCCGGGCCGCCTGCGTGACCGGGAAGAACCCGTGCGTGATCACGATGTCCGTGCCATTGTACTGACCGTACAGCGCCGCGGCCGTAAGATCGTAGAACCGGGACAGGTCCGCGCCGCCGTACCAGCTGATCGGGAGCTTCGCCAGCTCCTGCAGCGTCCAGTTGTATTGCTGATCGGACCGCCGGAACTCGTCCATGTCGAACCATGCTCTCATCGCGTTCGTGAAGACGTTCAGCGACTTCGCCAGAAAATCCTTCCGCTGCTGCGGATCGTTCTGGGCCTGCAGAGAGTCGTTCAGGATCTCCGCCGGCCGGATGGTCACACCGTAGGACGGGTTCGCCATCTCGTGGACCCTCGGGTTCGTGTAGTCGATCTCGCCATCCTCTCCCGGGTTCGCACAGCAGATGAAGACGAAGTACTGCTCGTCCTCGACCGTGCCGTCCAGGATCTGTCGGCAGTATTTCAGTCGCTGCCCAAGGAAGCCCTGCGCGTCATCGCCGGCCGTTGAGATCCCGATCAGGAGCTTGTTTGTGTATGCCTTCTGGCACTCCTTAAACAGGTTGTACTGCTTCGGTTCCTTGAAGGCGTGTATCTCATCGCAGATGCAAATGTTCGCATTCAGGGAGTCCTGTGCATCCGGGTTCGCGGCGAGTGCGCGTATAAAAAAGGAGCCGTCTTCGAAGGACGCCTCCATGGAGTGCTCGTTGTTGTTGTCTATGACCTTGACCAGGCCGCCGTGCTTACCGCGGACCTGCTTCTCGCCCATCCGCTCTATGTTGTAATCGAGGAAGTTGAAAGTCTCCAGGGACTGCATGAGCGCCGCGGAGCTGACGTAGCACTTCGATCCGGACTTCCGGTACCACAGGGACAGCGCCCATGCGAGCGCTGCCGCGAAGGTCGTCTTTGAATTCTTCCGGGGGATGAAGATCAGCGCTTCGTGGAACCGGACTATCTGCGTGCCGGCCAGGTAAAAGCCGACCAGATTGTAAATAATAAATTTATGCCACGGCTGCAGGAGGAACGGCTGCCCGCGCATCGGTGTTCCGTCGATGGCTTCGCCCTGCTGGTGGCATAGGGTCCGTTCGATGATCCGGATGCAGAACTCGGGAGCGTCATGCCGGAGCTCGTAAGCCGGGTTCTCCAGATCCCGGAAGAACCGTTCCGCCGCCTGCCGTCGTTCTGTATTCGCTATGATCGTACCGTCGCGGATCCCTTCTGCGTATTGCAGGACCTCCGCCCATTCCTTATGTTTCATGCTCCACCGATAGACTTAAGCGCCTCCTCCAGCGCTGATCCTTTTTCCTTCTTCTGCATCGCTGCTTCGTTTATCCGTTTCAGGCCCGCAGGTGTAAGCCCCAGGTCCCGCCAGTAGGCGAGCGCGTCCCAGTTGAGATCGTTGATCAGCCGGAGCGCCGGGTTCAGCTCGAGGTTCGTTGCGCCGCCCTTGTTCGTGTGCGCGATCACCACGTTACCGCCGGAACGGTCGAAGACTTCCTGGGCTGTGTCGCGCTTCTCGAGGATCCCCGCCAGCGTATCGATCACCGCATCGAAGAACGGCTGATACGTGCCGGCCTTCTTCGCTGCGCTCTTGATTTTGCTTTTCCACTGTTTTTTATCCATTTAGGAGCACTGCCCTTTTTCCCGTGAACTTTTCCCACCTGCTGATGATCACATCCACGTAGTGCGGGTCGATCTCCATCAGGAACGCCCGCCGGCGCAGCTGCTCTGCCGCCATCAGCGTGGAGCCTGATCCTCCGAAGAAGTCCAAGACCACGTCGTTCTCCCGGCTGCTGTTGATCATAAAATGCGCGATCAGCTTGACCGGCTTCATAGTCGGATGCAGGTCACATTTGAGCGGCTTGTCGCAGTAAATGACGCTGTCCTCGTGTTCCTGCTTTAAGGCCCGCACCAGTTCCTTGAGTTCGCTCTTCGACAATTTGTCGACTGGCGTCGAGTCGTCTATGACCGTGTTACCATACCCGCCATAGAAGTTATGCTTCTTCGTCCAGGTGTAGAAGATCGGCTCGTGCCGGTAGTCGTAATCCAGCCGCCCCATCGAGAACGTGGCCGTGTTCTTCACCCAGATGAGATTGTGCCGGACCTCGAGCCCCGCGTCCCTCATCATCATCATCATCATCAGGCCGATGTCTCCGCCCTGCGGGCTGCTGACATAATAGCTGCAGCTCTCTTTGCAATGCTCGCGCAGGTTTGTCATTGCCTTCAGGAGCATGCTGTAGAGGTCGTCCGTGTCGAGCGTATCGCCTTCTATGTTCTTCGTGATCCCACCACCGAAGCCATGCGCTGCCAGGAACTTGTTCTTGTCTCCAATCGCCACGCCATACGGCGGATCAGTAAAAACGAAGTCAGCTAGCTCCCCCCCCCATTAATCGGTCCGCATCGGTTTTGCTGGTGCTATCGCCGCACATGACTCTGTGGTTGCCGAGGATCCACACCTGCCCAAACTGCACACCATGGTCTGTTGTCTCCTCGTCCTCCTCGAAGTCATCCTCCTGGACGTCGTCTATGCTCTCCGCTACCGCCGTGTCAAATCCGAACTGCTCCATGTCGAAGCTGGCCAGATCCTGCAGCTCAGTTGCAAGGAGATCAAAGTCCCACCCGGAAAACTCGCCGACCTTATTGTCCGCGAGCCGGAACGCCTTCACCTGATCCGGAGTGAGGTCATCCGCAATGATGCAGGGCACCCGGTCCATGCCGAGCTGCTGCGCCGCCTTGTAGCGCGTATGGCCGGCCACGATGGTACCGTCCTTGTCAATCACGATCGGGACCTTGAACCCGAACTCGCGAATACTCGCAGCGACTTTGTCGATGGCTTTTTCGTTTTTCCTCGGATTCCTGCCATATGGCTGGATCTCCGTCAGCAATTTCTCGACGATCTGCATCAATTGACCCCTTAATCTCAAAACTTGTTTAGAGTTGGACAAAGCCCCGGC